TATGGTTACAATTGGAATCGCTGCTGAAAATGCACTTCCTTTTACAATGACTGCTGAACTTAAAGAGAAGGTTCAAAAAGCATTACCAGGTTTACAATTTCATAAATAACAATTTAAATTAAAATTATAATGGCACAAACGCAATCATTATTTTTAAATTATACAGAAGCTCATTATGCTAATTATATTTTAGCTAAGCACAAAAAAATTAATGGGCTTTCAGAAGGAGCTATTAAGCCTTATTTATTCCAACAAAAATTAGATCAAACATATTCTGTAGACGGAAATTGGAAAACTGTTACAGGTCAATTCAAAAACGTTTTAGCGGATTATGTTGATATTGATTCTCCAGCACCTTTAAAAGCTCGTGGTTCTCGTGGGATTGCAGAAGGTGAAATTCCAGATATTTCTAACAAGTATGTAAAATCTGCAAAGCAGTTGCGTCAAATCAGAACAATGATTGCGACATACGCAACTAATCCTGATTTAGGAGCAGATTATGAAAAGCAAATCATTCAAGAGTTATTCCGTGATGATGCTAATTCATTGCAGAATATCTATGAATTACATGAATATTCATTCTTAAAAGGTTTTTCAAATGGAGTGTTTGAAGTAGATCAAGATGTATCTAATGGAGTTACTTTAAGAGCTAACTTTAGATACTTAGCAGAGCATGAATTTAAATCTGATAATTTCACAACTATTACTGTTGATGATATTAATAAGATTTATGAGCAATCGAAAGCTGATGGTAATACATTAGTAGAGGTTTATATTGATGCTTCTGCAATGGGTAAAATCAAAAAAGACCCATCATTTAAAGAGCAATTTGCATTTAGTAAAGACATTGTTGCAGACGCAAGTAAATTACCAAACTTAACTTCTTCTAAAGTAAAAGAATTCTTTAAAGACGAATGGGGGGTAACTGTTGTAACTGATGGAGTAGATAGAACTTTTATCGCTCAAAAAGATGGTGCGGACACGACTGTTAAACCTTGGGCAGAAGGAGTAATGATTTTTACATCTTCTGTTAAAGTAGGTTCTTTAATTTGGACTCACACTGAGGAATATTTTACACCTACGGAAGCGGTTAAATACCAATTAGTAGGACATGTTTTAATGAGCAAGTTCGGTACTACTGATCCGAAATCAGAAGGTACAAAAGCTGAAACTCGTGCATTACCTGTAATTGGAGCTGTTGATGGAATTTATCGTCTTGAAACGGTTGATACTACTGCAGAATTACCAGAAGGCTAAAATTATACATCATGGCTAAAGTAACATTAACTAAAACATTAGTAGAAAAAAACTCTCAGTTAGCGGAATTGCTAGCTGAGAGAAATATCGAAGTAGGTTCTAAAATTGAACAATCTGAATTAGAAGAATTGTACAAAGTTTTAGAAACTACTGAATTGATTGAGTTAACTCAGGAAGATTTAGACAAAGAACCTGGATTAGTTTCTAAAGGTTTTGAAGTTGGTCAAGTCATTCGAGTTAAAAAGAAAGTTGAGGTTCAAGATTCAAACGCGCTTAACTCAGGAGAAAGTTCTCAGGAACTTAACGAAGAATTAGACAAGATTACTAAATCTTACAAGGTGATTTCTCGTTTTCGTGATAAAGAACTTGATTCTATAATTTACGAAGTGAACGACATTATTCCAATCTATTTTGAAGAATCTCGAATTGCTGATTTGTTATCTCGTAAACTAATCTCAGAAGCATAATCATGACAAACAAAGAGTACATACAAAGCGTAATGTCAAGAGTTGGAGCTAATGTAAATGATGTAAATATTTTATTTGCTGAAAATCCAACTTTAGATCCAGATGCACAATTGATTTTGGAAGATTGCGAGAAGGCTTTGTATGATTCTTTTTGTTCTTGGATTCCGATGTACGAAAGTATTTCCGAAGGAGATATGTCGGTTAAATGGAATTGGAATGCGATTCGAATGATGTTAGGTCGTTTAGCTTCAAAGCTAGAATTACCTAATCCTTTAGATGAAAACGAACCAACTGTAACTGCGATAGATCCATGGGGGCAATAGGACACGATCATTATCTATTCATTAAAGAT